ATGGCAAAGCCGATCATCACGCTCAATGGCCTAAAAATCGTCATTATGTTGGGAATGCTGGTCATTATTCTCTGCGGTATCCGTTTTGCCGCCGAGATTATCGTGCCGTTTATTCTCGCATTATTTATTGCTGTTATATATAACTCATTTCACTTAACACATTGATTTAATTAAATAATTTTCACTACAAAAAGTGCCATAAATCGCAAAATGACTACACCAGTGACTACACCGTTCGGTGCACTGTATGAAACAACGTGGAACAAATAGACACAAGAAATATACAGGCGGGTCATCTTTCCAGGGGGAAGCGCGCTAATTCATGAGGGGCGTTAATGTTGATATGGGGATCCCCATAACGGGGCTACCGGATTTTTTTCCGGTTAACTGTTAATCAGGCTGGTGGGCTTTACCTGTTTTGTAGGAGTGGTCATTATGACCATTCAGACAATGACCTTAATCAGAACTTTTCGCTAAAAAATGGCGTTGGTCACGTCGTCCGGAAAGCACAAAATCCCGTCAATTTTTAATTAACGGTTAAACCGTCTTTTGTCACGGCGTGTCACTGGTTGTCACTCTCCGTCACGGTATGTCGCTACTCGTTAACGCCGTAACCGCTCCGGCTTCTTCCAGTGGTACGTAATTTTCTCCGTTTCCCGATACAGTGCCACGCGGCGATTGTAGGCCAGCATTTCAAGAACGCGGATCCGTATGTTGCGCATATCCACATCATTAAGCTGGATACCATCACGGCGCATCACCTCAGCAACCACACGCGCGTAATTTTCGGCGGTCACGCTGTCCGGCTGCGTGGCCTGTTCGTCATGCTGCTGGCTGATTCCGGTAACGCGGCGGATTAATCCCAGTAGTTCGGCTTCTGTCATTGTGCCCCCATCGCTCTGATAGTCTGGTGTCGTCGGGTCCTTCCTGGAATTATGGCCCGTTACGGGGCGGCGACCTCGCGGTTTTTATCTGTTTATGAAAATTTTTCTGGAAAAAGCATGTCGGTACTTCTCGAACATAACTATTTGTTTTTAAATAGATACACAATAAAAAGAAACGACACGGTAATCATCTAAAATGGCGATTTATGACGCTTTCATGTCGTTTCTCAGTTTTGTTCAATAATTGCGCGTCTGTTACTCGCCTTTCTTCTGTAGCAACTTTTCCGGTACGTTTCCGGTTGTTTCTTTCAAGTAATCAGCCAGTATCTGTGGGAGGTTGTCGGCAACTCTGGCACTGGCATTACAGGCTTTAACCACTTCCCTTTTAAGCCTATCCAGCATGGCGGGGGTAATCTGTGGGAAGCTCCTTTGCATAGTAAGCGGGAGGCTGTCCATGATTGATGAAATCTGACTCGCCAGCTTTGAAAGCGCGTACAGGCAAAACTCAGTATCAATCACGTCACCGCGATCGCGCTCGTTTTTAAGTTCCTGCGCCTCCGCCTGTGCTGTCAGTAATCTGATCCTGACTCGTAAGAGTTCATCATCATCAATATCGCCTTTGTCGTTTGTAAGCTGGCTAATTGCATTGTTAACCCTATTGTCTATCACGCTGGCAACATCGTAAAACGCCTCACGGCCTTTACGTTCAACGGGAGTCACTCCCCACTTGTCGAACGCTGTCGCACTTACACGGCAGCTTTTCGCCATGTTTTTTTTGTTCATCAGGTGCGATTTCATTAATACACCAACTTAATTACTGCTTCAGGTTGGTGTATTGTTTGCATCTTTCCCTTTTCATTCATAAAGATAGAGCAAACAACAAAACCACCACCCCCCTGAAAAGGCTCATAAATAGCGAAAAACCGCGAGGTCGCCGCCCCGTAACGGGTCCATATGCCGGAAAGGACCCATAAAAAAAAGCCGGATTTCTCCGGCCTTGTCTCAGATGGTTTTCAGTATGCGATCGATGTCGCCGTCATCGCCCTGGTTTCTGCCATCGTATGCCATGCCAGCTGATACGGCTTGCGGGCTGTGCATGTCCATAAAGTTTTCAAAGGCTGCAGTAAGTTCCGGCGCAACCTTCGGACGTTCCTGCTCTATGGTCATGCTAAGGATGCTTTTAGCCGTACCAACATCGATACAAGGCACGTTTGCCATTGCACGTAACAGCGGCTGATAGTCGCCAGATTCATCAAGCGCCATAATCGCATCAGCGCGCGGCTTGTCCTGCTCTTCCAGTTTGTTTAGTTGATATACGGCCTCATAGGTTGATAAACCTCTGTCAGCCATTGCCCGCGCTTCGGCTTTAAATTTACTCGCCAGCGGTAGCGTCATGATGCTTTCATTCGTTGCCATCGTTCCCCCTGCTTATCGGGCCAGCGGCTGAACGGATACGCCAGAACCCGCAAAGGCGGCGCATTTTTTCGCATCGGTGTCGACGCTCTCAGGCCAGTTAACGGCGGCAATATTGAATATCCCCGTCTTGTAACACTGTGCTGATTTCTGCTTTGACGTGTCCACAGGGTACGAGGTCAGATAAACAGCCTTGCCAGATTCCTTACCATCCCACGGCTTAAACTCGCCATTGTCCGCCAGCATCAGCGGGGTAAATTCCTGAATAACGCCAGCATCAGCGGCAAAATGTACCAGCGTCGTGGCGACCTGCTGACTGCCTGCAAATAACTCAATGTATGGAGTGTCCATAGAATCCCCCGTTAACCAATTTTGACGGTAACAAATTTACGAATATCTGCCGGAACCGGCTGCGGTGCGCTGTGCGTCTGCACGTACTCAATCGCCGGATCGCCGTCCCCAATCCAGTTTTTCGGGTAAAACATGTTTTGCGTTGCGCCCGTTCTTACTGCGTCCTGATCCATAATCGCACCATAGGCCACCAGCCCTTTATTGTTGGTGTTGCCCAGAACCAGCAAATCAGGCTCAAGGAAATATTTTTCTGTGCCGTCGCTGTCAGTGTATTTGCCGGAATAGACGATAAGGGCAATATCGCCCAGATAGCCTTTAAAGCTCACCACTTCGCCCAGGTTTTTACAGGCCAGTTCGGCGGCGGACTCTGAACCACGGGAAAGATCGTACAGCTCACGGAATTTTTTAAAGCTGCGTAACGTGCGCCATACCTCAGCGCCCATAATCATGACGTTTGCGGGGCAACCAGCCTGATCAGCATAAAGCTCGATGTCATAGATTGGGTCGTGCATGTCTTTATCCTGCTCGGACCATTTTTTACCCTTGGCCTGCTCTATGATGCAGTTTTCCGGTATTTTCCAGTCGATTTCATAGCGTTCTATGCCTTCGCCCTCAATGATGTTTTTTCCGGTCGTTATCGCATTCACCGCCAGCCATTCCACGCGCGCTTTAATGGCGTTTACCTGGCGGCGCATGTTGCCAGTAATCAGGCGCATACGGCGGTAGGTAGGGTCGTTAAGCTGTGCCGGATCTTCTCCAGCCATGCGCATGATGGTTTTCGTTGGATCGATTTCGTGCTTTGGCTTCATGTAGCCAGGTTTAATTGTGCTGGTTTCGTACCCTTTATCGCGCTGTACCTGGCTGCCAACCATAGGCGAACAAAACGCCGACATGGTGACTTCTTCAATGTCCAGGGTATCCAGCATGATGTTTTGCGTGCTGAATGTCGCCACGTTCGGGAAAAACAGCGTAGTAAACAGAGGGTTGAATTTAAAATCCGCAATATCCCCGCGATTCAGGTACATGAAAAGCTGGTTAGTGTTAAGTGCCGTTGCTTTGCCTGTCATTATTCACCCCCGTGAACCTGATTCATACCCAGCGCCGCGCGTAAATAGGCGCGTACCTGCCAGCCTGTTGACGGCTCAACCATCGCCAGCGGATCAAGTCCTGCCGCAATGCCTGCTTTTACGTTCTGCTGGTGGCGTTCCTTGAGCGCCTTCACGATGTCGGGGCTGATGTACACCGAAACACCGCCTTTTTTCTCTTCAGCCATAGTAAGAAATTCCTCTTTGACTTAAAAAATCATAACTGGATGTTCATCCAGTTATGATTATAATCATGATTGCATTTTGTGCAATGATATTGAGTTGCGTTGCAAATTATGAAATGATTATCCCGATCATGTGTGTCAGTGCACCAAAAAACCTCATATGCAAAAGCCCGATAAGATGCCTCCTGTACTTATCGGGCTTTTTTTGGGTACAAAAAAGCCGGATTACTCCGGCTGTTGATTAGCTGTCTGGGTAATTACGCCATATTTCATCGCTTACACCATCTATACCCATTTCAGCATAAGTGCGATCTACTGCCTTTCTCAGGTCTCCGAAGTTATCCGGCGGCTCCGGTGGCTTCTGTGCCTTCCTGGAACATTCCAGCCGTCGCATCGTAACCTGATGCCGTTCCTTGTCTGTCTCCACCAGCAGCATGACTTCACCCCATCGCGCCGATGCCCTCCGGTAAAAGCCTTTTGCCTCGAGTTCCTCCGCTATGCGGTCATGTACCATCGTCACCCCCTCAGAACGGAATATCATCACCGTAGGGGTCATCGTCTCCCGCTGGTGGCTGATTACCCTGTGTGCCTGTGGTTTTGCGTCTGTTCCCGCCAGGACGTGCCGCACGGGCACTGATTACGCTGTCTGCAATAACCTGATAACCCTGCCGCGTTTCCCCGTTCTGTCCGGTCCACTGGCTGACCTGCATCGTGCCGGATACGCTGGCAACGTCGCCTTTTTGATGTTTAGCCAGGAAGTCGGCCTGCTTACCAAATGCGATGACCGATAGCCATAACGTAGCCTGCCCATCCTGCGCCTGACTACATGGCAACGATACCGCCATACGTGCCAGCGTCATTGGTGTGCCCTTGCTGGTCTGTTTTACCTGCGGGTCGTCCACCAGCCGCCCGTAAGCTGCTATCTGTGCTGTCATGATTCCACCTCTCCGGTTTTAACGTTGATGGTTGTCACCTGTTCAGCTTCCGCAATCTCCCGCTCTGTCAGCGTGGCAAAATTTGCCGCCGTCGTGGTCATGAATGCGCTTATCAGTTCGGGATGTGCTTTCGCGTATCCTTCCCCCGCGTGGCGGTCTATCGTTCTGATTGCCACCTTTAAGGCGTGCTCTGTCATGTCTAACGCTTTATATTTTGGCTCTGTTCTGTCTCTGTGTTTTTGAGTCATTTGCCCACCTCTACCCACTTTTTTCGCCCACTTTTTACGTTTTCCCACTTCGTCCAACGTGGGAAATTTGGGATTTATATCATCTTGTTTCATAGGTATTTTTTTAGTGCCCACTTTTTGGGATATATACACGTGGGAAAGTGGGTAATTTTGTTAAAATTCCGTTAAATCACCCACCTTTCCCACTTTTAATGCCCACTTTTTACAGTGGTCCTACATCATCACCGTCAATGTAGATCACGTCGTCTTTTTCCAGTTTGGCTAACCATCGTTTAAGGTGTTTTGTGTCATACCCCAGCTTTTTCATATCGTCACGTAACAGCGGGATCGTGCACTTGTCGCCGTGCTGTGTGCGTGAACGTATGCATCCCCATAGCGCGGTATGGTTTTCCGTCTTGTTGCCTGCCTCCTCGATGCGCTCCAGTTCAACGGGAGGGCGCGGCTTATCCACCACCACCAGCGACGTGATTAACTCCCCGTCAGCGTCGGTAAAAAGCTCCACCACGCGTAAGTCATATGCGGCTTCTTTGAGTTCCTCCGCGTCCTTCATTTTGGTGCATGAGATAACCAGCGCTTCGCTTCCTGCGTCCTCCCTGCGTATCCGGTATTCAGCATCCAGCGAAGCACGAAATGCACTGGAACCGCGCGCGCCTTTCGTCTCATCCTTGCCGGAATGGTGAACCACCAGCACCGTGGCCCCTGTGCGTCGTTTCAGTTCGTCACAACCACGGATAAACGCCCCCATATCACGGGAATCATTTTCATCATTACCACCAAAGCAACGCGCCAGCGTATCCAGAATAATCATGCGAACAGGTTTACCCGTTTCCCTCTCCACCTGACGGGCAGCGATAACCATTTCATCAACATCAAGCGGGACCGCCGGAAAGATGGGACGGTTTACCAGATACAGATTTTTCACCTGCTCACCGTGCACAACCTCCCAGGCTTTTACACGACGCGGAACGCCGATACCGCCTTCACCAACCACATAGAGAACAGCGCCATGCGCCACCCTGCGGCCTCCCCACTGACGGCCCGTGGAAACGTGACACGCCCACGAACCCGCAAGGAATGATTTATAGGAACCGCTTGCCCCGTATATGCTGCATAGCGACGATGCCGGAATAATCCCCTTTACCACGTAATCTAATTGCGTGTCGTATCCGGCAGATCCAACGCTCATCGGTAGCGTGGTTTTTCGCTGGTGGTGTTCTTCCCCTGGCTTTTTCCCCCGCTCCCGTTCCAGATATTCGCGCCAGTTCTCCCGCTTCTGGCCGTGTATCCCTTCGGGGTAATAATTCGCATCAGTTACGCCCGCCGCCGCCAGCTTGTGCGCAATGGCATTAATATTTGATGGCCTGATGTGGCCTGCCTTGTACAGCCGGACACAATAGCGCCCCTCGTCGATGATTCTCAGGTCTGCCAGTTCATCCAGTTGATCATCAGCCAGCACAATGGGAGGCACATTATCGCCAGCCAGTCGCCCGTCCTGTTCCTGCCACTGTTTCGCATGTGCCCACGCATCACTACCCGCAAAAATGATGACTTCGGTCATCTTGTCGTAAGGCTGTTTTTTTAAGTTCGGTGCGCTTTTCATTTCTTGCCCCTGAATCCGTTAATCATGGTTTTCAGCTTCTGGATGTTTGCCCGTGCCCTGGCGTTGCTGGTGGGCACGTTATGCGGCGCGGTCTGTACCAGAGAAAAATCACGCCGGAACTGATAAACAGGCATCACGCAATCATATTCGTAACCTTCACGGCGGTAAGTTACGCACCGTCCCGCCACGCCCTTAATCATTACCGTGCCGCCGTACTGGTCGCGGTAAATATCACCGCGCATAAATTTAGGGTGAGTGTTGCCACTGGCAGTTAAGCCAGAATATTTAAGTTTCATTATTTTTATTCTCCGGTGTGCTGTTCGTTATATCTGTCGTGCAATGTCTCTATTTCCTGCAACTCATTTATTACAGGCTCAAGAAGCGTTATTAATGATGTAATAATCCGCGTTTTTTTTGCATTACGTTCATTATCGCCAAAGGATTCAAGGCACATCCGCAATATTTCGTACATACCTTCAGCGTAAGCAAGGGCACTAAATGCGCGGTCTATTGTTTCAAGATAAATATCACGCATGGCTTACATCCTCAGGAAATTTTCTTCTGTAACGCGCCTCTGCCACATATTCCGCATAATCGGCGGCGATATTCAGTACATCAAGTCCCGTTGATTTATATTCTTTCGTGGAAAGTAAGAAAAAAGCCGCTCTAATAAGTTCTGGCATTGACGAAAGCGCATCAGCCGCATCATCAGGAACGCCGGAAAATTCCTGTTTCAGGGAATTAAAACGATCATCACGCATAACCCCCCCCATTTTCACAATCAGCAATCAGGATAGCTTTGGCCTCATTCAGCGCCGTATCAGCACTAAATTGCATGACAGCCAGTGAGTGAGGAACGAAAGCACCGGCATATTCTGTTTCGCTGGTGGCGTGCTTATGTGCCCTGTCCGCGATAACAGAAATATCAATCAGCGCGTGCATCAGCGTTTTGATGGCTTCGGCGGCTGCGTCCGGTGTGGTTTTATTGTGCATAAAGCATCCCCTGAATATTCGTGTTAATCATTCCGGCACGTTTTGTGATTTCCTGTAATGATTCCCTTGTGGCGACAATTGCTTCATCTGGTAAGTGGTAATTACACACCACGCGACCTTTATCCACATTGACCAGTAGCTGCCCTGTGAATTTCTCACGAAACTGAATGCGGTTAAGGTCAGTAAGTGACAGATTAATCATGGCGCACCTCCTGACGAATACGGGCGGCAAATACAGCAACACAACCGGACGGGCAACGGTTACGCGCTTCGCGTTCCGTCCAGGCGGTTACGTGGATGATTTGAGATTCTCCGGCACTCAGTGCCAGAAAACGCCACACAAAGGCCGTTTGTGTGTGTACAAGGTGTGGTATATGATTTACAGCAACCATAACGGCTCCTAGTTTACGTTGTTGGTTAGAAGCCCTGCGAGTGGTAACGACACTTGCGGGGCTTTGTCTTTTCATCGATTACCTTGATAAAGGTGTCAGCCACTATATTAGTAACGGGTGTCAGCCACGTCAATAGTGTTTTTCCGTTTTCTTGTGTGTATACTGTCAGCCACCTAATAACGAGGAAATCAGATATGGCAACAAAAGCAGTTAATGCAAAATCCAAAAAGCTTGAGGCTCGAGTACCACACGCAATAGCTGATGCTGTAGAAAATTTAAAGGAAGATGGCGAAAGTACAGGGCAATTTATCGTTTCGGCACTTGAAGGCGAGATCAAACGCCGCCAGCGCCGCAAGGCCAAAGAATCAGAATAATCACTATCAGCGCCGTGGTGTGAGGTATTACGGCGCATTGCTATGCAGGACAACACAATGACCGATAAAGAATTGACCAAAACATTATCACCGGCACGGAAAAGACGGCGCAGAAAGATAGAGCATGAATCAGAAAGATTCGCGTCATGTGCTTTTGCCCTTGAGCAATTCCTTAAAGAGTACAGGGAAAAGCGCTCATTGCAGGTATGGCAACGAACTGAACCAGACTGATTGCATTGCCCACCAGCCTGATAGCGGCTATCATCCCCGTGCTTATGTTTGGGATCACACACACAAACGGCGCAGCGGGTTATCTGTTCAGAAAGGCGGCTCCATTTCGGGGCCGCTTTTTTTATACCTGAAAAACCCCAATTTTGTTGTTTTTCAGTTTCACCAGGGCGAACGAATCCCCGCCCACGTTCTGGCGTATATTCAATCTTCATGGTTATAGCTCTGTGTTCAGATGATTGATGTGTGGCGGCTGCGTGCCGCCAGCGTGATTAATGAACTGCCTTGCAGCTATCCTTCCAGGCCAGAACCTCGGATAAAGACCAGCCAACGGAACGACCGCCAAGTTTACGACGTGATGGGAATTGTCCGGCCTTTTCCAGGCGGTAGCGACACGTACGGCTAAGGCCGGTTAGTTTTTCGCATTCTTTTTCACGTATAAACCGATCAGTGCTTAACACTATTGCCCCCCCTTTCGTTTCTTAAAGAGTCATCAGGTGTCTTATTGTGTCGTATTGTTCCCGCTAGAGTGATGAATGGCAAATATTGAGGATGTATGATTTACAGAAAATGAAACAGTAAGAATAAAATCTTTTAAATTCATGTTAATACAAAGGCATAAAATATTGTTTCATGCCTTTTTTCTCGCTCTTTAAAGAGTGATTCGCTAGTGTATAAAAAACCAGTGACACATTAAAAATCAGCCACTTATAAATCTGTATGCTTTTTCGCCTCTTGTTCGTGGTTGTTCCACATTGTTGCTCATTGTTGCACGTTGTATCTGTTCGCATATACAGTATGCGCATACTGAAAAAACACGAAAAAAATTATTTTCTTCTGGCTACTGGTAGCGTGGTTACGTTTTCATGTGTTCCCGCCAGTATCCCTAACCGCTCCGTCCACATATCCAGCGCATTGCGTTTAGCATCCAGATAACGGGAATGATTATAAACTCGCTGCATTCCTGGCATCTGGTGGCCTGTAAGCTGCTCCACGACATGCGGATCAACGCCTAAATCGTTCAGCATGGTTGTAAAGGTGCGCCGGATGTCATGCAGTGACCAGTGAGGATGATTAAGCCTCCTGTGCGCTAATCTTCCATACTGCGATACGCTGGCCTCCTGTTTCACTTCCCCCAGCAATAAGCCCGTGTGCCTGTTCTGCTCCACCAGCTGCGTGACGAACGGCAGGATCGCTTCCGGTATGGGCCGGAATATTGCGACCTTCGTTTTGCTGTGCTCCTTCGGAACGGTCCATAGCATTTCCGTAAAATCCCACTCCCCGATCTCCGATAACCTCAGTTCTACCGTTCTGGCTCCGAAGACAATCAGGAGGCGGATTAACGCGACGTAGTAAGGGGAGAATATTTTTTTGTCCAGTGCCTGCAATAATTCGCCAAGTTCTTTGTTACTTAAGACACGTTCGCTTATATCCGGTTTTTTCCCAACGTCCGCCACGTTCAGATCGTCCAGAACGTTGCTGATTGCATAGCGCCGCCTACGGCAGAACTTAAGCGCCTGTTTGCACGCCTGTAGCACGAATCCGGCAGTAACAGGCGTTCGCTTTGCCACCTGGTCAAAACAGGCCAGCCAGTGCCGTAGCTCGCATTTATCCAGCGGCATAGCACCAATCTGCTGTATTACGTGATTATTAAGTCGCCTTTTCAGGGCGATATAATCCACGCGGTTTTCCTTTACGTAATACTCAAGCCAGTAGGTGAGCGCATCGCCAACCGTTACCGGCTTTAACGCTTCCTGTACGGTGTAATTAAGCTCATGACGTGGATTTTTCCCCTCTGCCAGCCATGCGCGACACTGGGCGGCTTTTTCCCTGGCTGATTTCAGGCTCAGATCAGGATAACTTCCCAGCTTAATGCGTTCGGGTCGTGTCTCCCTTCCCGTTCCGGCCCTGTATGTGAAATACCAGGTCAATTTCCCTGATGTTAAATATTTCACGCTCAGGTTTCCGCCATCACTATAAAACGTGTTTTTCTCCGCTGGCTTACCATGAAGTTTCCTTAGCAAGGTATCGCTCAGTTTGTTCAT